GCTGATCTGGAAGACGCCCGAAACGGCGCTGACGGTGAACTTTGAAACGTCGAATGCTGGCACGCAGAACACCGACGCGGCTTTTGCCACGACCATTTCGGATACCTGGGTACGCGCGGGCTTCTATTTCGACGGCGATCCGGCGTCCTCTGGCACTGGAACGATCACGCCGTATTTCCACAATGGCACGAGCTGGACGGTCGGTACGGCGCAGGACATCGTTCTATCTGGCCTTGCAGAAATGCATCTGGTCTACGGTGTGAAGGCAGGCCCAACGGGCGGCGCTGAAACGCTTCAGATGGACTACATCAAGGTCGTTCAGGAGCGCTGATGACCGGTACGCTTGACGAACTTCTGGGGCGGCTTGATGCGCTGCCCCAGAAGGAGCGTCAGGAAATCGAGAAGATGGCCCTTGAAGCAACCAGGGGCATGAAATGGATACCCAATGCGGGGGCGCAGACTGACGCATATTTCAGCCGCGCGGATGTGTTGCTTTACGGCGGGGCTGGTGGCGGCGGGAAAAGCGATCTGGGGCTTGGTCTGGCGTTCACGTCCCACAAGCGCAGCCTTATCCTGCGAAGGAAATATGCCAACCTGTCGGCTCTGACGGAACGGGCCTGCGAAATCAATGGCTCGCGAAGCGGGTTCAACGGTTCACCCCCGCCGCTGCTGAGAACGGATGACGGCAGATATATCCAGTTCGCAGGTAATCAGCATCTTGGGGATGAACAGGATTGGCAGGGCCAGCCTTTCGATCTGAAGGTATTCGACGAGGCGACGCAGTTTCTTGAGGCGCAGGTCCGGTTCCATATCGGCTGGCTGCGCTCGACCGATGCGGAACAACGTGTAAGAGCGGTGCTTGCGACCAACCCGCCCATTGATGCGGACGGCGATTGGATCATCGGCATGTTCAGACCATGGCTGGATCTGACACATCCAAATCCAGCCAAGTATGGAGAGCTGCGCTGGTATGTGACAGCGCCTGACGGTTCGGACCTCGAAGTATCCGAGGACGATCTTGGTACGAACGAACACGGCAAAAAGGTTGTGCGGGTTCAGGACCGCGATCTGGAAGCCATGAGCCGATCCTTCATACCAGCGGCGCTGAAAGACAATCCGTATCTCATCAACACAGGATATCAAGCCAAACTGGACGGCCTTCCAGAACCGCTGAGAAGCGCTGTGAGAGACGGCAATTTCATGGCGGCTCGCGAGGATGCGGACTTCCAGATCATTCCCACAGCCTGGGTTATAGCGGCTCAGGAGCGATGGACGCCGCGACCGCCAGAAAATACGGCCATGACGGCGCAGGCCCTTGATTGCGCCGGAGGGGGCGGAGACGCCGCAACGCTCGCCTGTCGCTATGGCGGCTGGTACGCGGAGCTGCACGGTGAGAGGGGCGATCAAACCGCAGACGGATCGGCCATGGCCGCGACAGTAATCCGGTATCGCCGGGATAATTGTCCTGTCGTTGTCGATATGGGCGGCGGATACGGCGGGTCAGTCACGATGCGCCTGAAGGATAATGGTGTTCATACCGTGGCCTTTAACGGGGCCAACAAGTCGCACGCAAAGTCCATCGACGGGCAGCTTTCGTTCGTCAACAAACGCGCTGAAGCGTGGTGGAAATTTCGCGAGGCGCTTGATCCAGATCAAGAGGGCGGTTCGGTCATAGCGTTGCCGCCCGATCCTGAATTAAGGGCCGATCTTACAGCCCCGACATGGGAATTGAAGGCAAACGGCATTCAGGTTGAGCCCAAGGAAAGCCTCCGCAAAAGGCTGGGCCGTTCTCCCGACAAGGGAGACGCGGTCGTGATGTGCTTGTCCGAGGGTGGCGCGGCGGCGCAGAGGCAGGCTCGCCGGATGAATGGCGCGCCGAAAGTAATTCTTGGCCATCAGGCCGCGAAGCGGAGAAGGAGGTAGCAATGTCAGGTGTTGTGAAGGCGGTTACGGGTGGTCTTGCCACACTTTTTGGTGGCGGGAGTGCGCCGATTATCAAGCAGCCCGAACCCAAGCAGATGCCGGATCCGAACGATCCGATGCGAAAAGTGGCGGCGCAGAAGGAGCAGGCCCGCAAATCGACTTCGGGCCGTCAATCCACGCTCCTTAGCGGCGGCGGGGATTATTTCACCAGCCCTACGCTTGGTTAATTCATGAAATCAGCCTCCGATCTCATCAAGCGCGGCGACTATCTGTTTAGCAAGCGGCAGAGCCTGCTTTCGTACTGGCAGGAAGTCGGCGATAATTTCTACCCGGAACGGGCGCAATTCACGTCCGTGCACAATCCGGGCGATGAATTCGCCGCGCATCTGATGACGAGCTACCCGCTTCTCGCAAGGCGCGATCTCGGCTCATCGATTCAGGCCATCATGCGCCCGACCGATACGGAATGGATGCGCGTATCTGTATCGCGAGAAGACCGGCTCGATAATGAGGGGCATCGCTGGCTGGAATGGGCAACGGGGATCCAGCGCCGGGCGATGTATGATCGCGCCGCAAAATTCGTGCGTGCCACAAAGGAGGGTGACAACGATTTCGTGACCTTCGGGCAGGCCGTGCTGACCACCGAGGAAGCGCCGAACCGTTCCCAGCTTCTCTATCGTTGCTGGCATCTGCGGGATGTGGCGTGGGCGGAAGGTGTCACGGGCGATATCAACGAGGTCCACCGCAAGTGGAAGCCGACGATTGCCCAGCTCATGGAACAGTTCAAGGGCAAGCTCTCCGAGAAAGTGGTCCAGTGCTATGAGAAAGAACCCTACAAAGAGATCGAATGCCGCCATATCCTGATGCCGTTCGATGATTACGGTATGGAGCGCAAAGGCAAGAAGAGTCCGCGTTTCGTGTCGATCTATCTCGATGCGGAAAATGAGCATGTCATGGAGGAAACCGGCATTTCGTCCAACATGTATACGATCCCGCGCTGGCAGACTGTAAGCGGATCGCAATATGCCTATAGTCCGGCATCTGTCGCCGCCCTGCCGGATGCGCGGCTCATTCAGGCCGTGACGCGCGTTCTTCTGGAAGCGGGTGAGAAGTTCGTCGATCCGCCGATGATTGCCACACAGGAAGCCATTCGCTCAGACGTGCAGCTATTCGCTGGTGGGCTTACCTGGGTCGATAGCGAATATAATGAGAAAATGGGCGAGGTGCTCCGCCCGCTGACGCAGGACAAATCCGGCATTCCTCTTGGGTTCGAGATTTCCGACCGCGTCAGGGAGATGATTGCCGAGGCATTCTATCTCAACAAGCTGAATCTTCCCCCGGCAGGAAGGGCAGATATGACGGCCTATGAGGTGGGTCAGAGAGTGCAGGAATATATCCGCCAGACCATGCCGCTCTTCGAACCGCTGGAAAGCGAGTACAACGGGTCTATCTGCGAGAATACCTTCGACGTGCTGATGCGCGGCGGGGCATTCGGAGATATGCGCAATCTTCCCGATTCCCTGCGCGGACAGGATATTCAATTCAAGTTCGACAGCCCGCTTCACGATGCGCTGGATCGTGCCAAGGCATCTCGCTTCAATGAAGCCAGCGTATTGCTGCGCGAGGCGATGCAGATCGATCCTTCCGTGGCGGTCGATGTCGATGTTCGCGAGGCATTCCGCGACGCAATGGAAGGCCTTGGCGTTCCGGCAAAATGGATGGTCCCCGAGGAACAGGCTGCACAAATCCGTCAGGCCATGATGGAACGTCAGCAAGCGCAGGAACTGGCGCAGGAAATGGAACAGGGTGCCGGTATCGCCAAGCAGATGGGGGAGGCCGGTCAGGCCCTTGAGGGTGTGCAGTGATACCCCCCAAAACGCCGCATGAACCTCCTGTCTGGCATGAAATCATCCCGCAGGTCAGGGCCATTCAGGCGCTTGGAACCGGGAGCGCATCGCCGGAACAGCAGATAGAGGCGCTGACGTTCATCGTTGAGCGCCTGTGCGGAACATATGACCTGAGCTATCGCCCCAATGATGTAGGAGCGACACAATTCGCGGAGGGCCGGCGCTTCGTTGGCTTGCAGATTGTATCCGCGACAAAGCAGCCGATAGGCGTATTGGAGTCC